GTACAAGGTACTTCTTGAAAATCTTTCGTTCCAAACCTGGTCGCATCTCATAAGCGAAGGTAAGGTACGTACTCACAAGTTGCTGACGAAGATCACCTGTGCTTCTACGGTTAAGAGCACTACCCTGTATTTTTCTCATTGTGTTGCGATTTGGGGTTCGGTTGTTATTTTTAGTTTGATTCTTTTTAGCCATATAATTACGATATTCATTAGAGCTCAAGTTCACTATTCTTCCATTGGGAAGGCGTGCACTCACACCCACCTTTTTATTTGAAACTGGTGTTTTGTTATTACCATTTGCCTTAGTCTGTGTTACAGTTACAGTTTGACTACTCATATCTAATGTAATATGAGAATTAAATTGTCGCGTTAAAATAAATGATTGGGTTTATACTAAATTTGTTATTCAAACCCAAGCCAGAACTCCCCCCTATTCCAACCGAAACACAGCAAATGAAACTAAATAGGAGCGTAGCACTAGAAACTAAGTCTATGAATGAACGAAAAAGACGCCCAACTCATTTACAAGGACATTGGCTTCATAAATTATGTGGTCTAAAACGCAATATAGTGTTAGTCAATAAGACTGATTATCACATAAAATTCATAATCAAAAAGATTCCTTCATGTAAATGTTTCATGTCAACCTTTAAAATTGTCGCACCGGGTGGTGCTGGTATAGAGGGTAATTTTGAGAGTCGAGAAAATCAAGAAACTCAAGTAATATTATTGGGGCCTATGACAGATGAATACATAGATCATGTCGTGTATCCACTTCCAAGTAAAAATGTACTCGTCACCTTGGAAATAGAGGGAAAAATGATGTTTACAAATAGGAAGATGGGTGCCTACGATAAATATACATGTCGTAACCACGTATTTTTGAGGGCTGCATAATTTTTTTATCAGGTTATAGTAAATATGGTGAATGTGAATGGGGATGGCAATGTGAAAATGTCAAATGCATCTCCCATTAACGATGTCAATATGATTCGTCGTAAAATGAAAAATATCTATGCAAATATGACTGGCTGTAAAATGAATGATGTTCGATTAAAATTACAGTATAAACAAAATTCTAATGGATGTAGAACGACCAAGACGGGGTGCAGTAAGAATCGACTTGGAGGTGGAGCATACGGTACAGCGTATAAAGCCTACGCAAATAATGGAAAAACAGTACCATTAGTTGTCAAGGAAAGTACAAAACAGAATAAGGACGATCAAGAATCTAAGATCGAACATGATACCATAAAAGTTTTACGAAATGCAGGTTTCTCTGAAAATATTCCGCGCGTATATGGTTACAAGATTTGTGATAAGAATGAATATCTATTTAGTGATCTCGTAAAGGGTGTTGCACTGAAAGATTTTAGACCCACGTCAAAAGATCAATTAGCATCTATAGTAACACAAATATTATACACATTGTATAAAATAAATAAAAAAATTCCATCATTTAGACACCATGATTTACATCAAGATAACGTAATGATAGTCAAGGATGAGGTAAAAGACTTGATTATAAATGACGGTCAAGGGCGTAATTATAAGTTTAATAACGGGGGAGTTAAAGCTGTAATTATAGACTTTGGGTTGGCGTATATAGCACCAAATGATGCAAATAAATATTTAAGTGGTGGTGCAGTTAATCCCAAAGTTAGAAATGGTAACTATAAACATTCGGGGATTGGTTCAAAATCAAGTCCCATGTACGACGCTCACTTTTTCCTATATTGTGTGTATGCATTGATAAATCCTAATAATCGTTTAAGGATGAGACCAGCCACAAACATTACAAATGTTAACAAAAAGAAGGAGATCGAGGAATCAATGACAAGAGTAAGGCAATATATCGAAAAACAATTCGAGTCACGGTTTTTAAACATGGATGATACGACGATTATTACGGGGGGGAGACTGACATTCAAAGGTCAAAAGGGAGTGAAAACAAATCTTCTCAAGCTTATCCGAGACATAAATTTAATACCCGTAGATACACCACCAGGTAGTAATACAAGAACAATTCTACCTCAACCTAGACAAGGAAATCAATTACCAACTGTGAACCAGACGAATATGAAGAAGTTGTATAAAAATCTGGTAGCTCATCAAGCTAAAGGAAGGGGTAGCACACGCCTCGGTAGAACCGTGGTGCGGTAATCCACCACACCGAGGTCGGTGGTCCCATTTAAAGATATAGTGGTATTTTTAAATACTATGAAGATTGACGTCAATCAAGTAAATAATGGAATATACAATGTATGTGTAATTAACGACGATGAATACATAGGACCAGCTATCACCAAGGGTCATGAGTGGGATCGTTGGATGCGTCGCGATGTTCGGATCCATCATAAACCGGGTACCCATATACTTGATATTGGTGCAAACATCGGATACAATACCCTACTATTTTCGGATTATGGGTCCGTTTTATCATTTGAACCTGTATTCCATGAAATAGTTAGTTTGAATGTTAAAAACAATCAACTAAGATACCCAGTTGAAGTGATACCATGTGCTCTATCAGATGAAAAAACTATGTCAAAGATCCATATCCCATCACATGGATGTGAATCAAATACACATATCAATTATGGTGGTACAAGTTTTCATCACGAAGATGATATAAAAGGAGAAGGTATAGGCGTTCAATGTGAAAAACTAGATGATATATACACAGGTATCCCATCATTTATAAAGATTGATGTAGAAGGTCATGAAATGCAAGTTATAAAAGGTGCACGAGAGACCATTTTAAAACATAAACCTGTCATTCTTGTTGAGATTCATAATTTCTCTGAAGATAGCGAGGTACATCAATATATTAAGTCATTAGGTTATGGTGAGCCCGAAGTAAGACCCGAAGCTGTATTTTTATATCTCGCAAACCCCATCTTATCCACCATATAATATAATTGATATGCATCCACTACATTTTTAGATCTATATTCTTCCGGCATACATTCAGGAATACCTTCATTGGAATAATAGGCCGTTCCACTTTTCCGCTCCTCGAAATAAGATGGACGATTTTCATGTAACCACATCAGATGTGTGGCACATGTATGGATTTTACCGTATCTACGTGTATACTCGAGGGTCAAAGCGATCCCGATCTTACATACGTACATATAGTTTTCCAAACTTGAAGCAACCCACATGGTCATTGGGTGCTTTTGGTGAGCTGGTCTATACCCCCTTCTCTTACCATCTTTAGTGAATGGTGCGTGTGTGTGTACGAATTCTTCCTCATTGGAAAAGTACCAAGCTGTGTAGAGCATTTGGCATATTTCCAATTGGATTTTAACAACGTGTTGATCGCATGACATATTAGCGATTTCTTTTGGAATTAATGATAAGAAAAATATATTCATTTTGTATATTTTATAAAAAAATTGAGACTACTTAGGTTTTTATTCACCATCGGAAACGTATTCCTCTTCCACAACTTCTTCATCTTCGTCTGGTTCAACATCTAGGGCTCCATCGTCTTCTTCAGGTACAGGGGTTGGGACGATATCATCAATTGGCACTTCTTCCTCAATCTCATCATCAAGTTTCTTTTCCTTTGCTTTCACCTTCTTAACCTTTTTAACAGGTTCCTTTTCAAAGATCCTCTTAATAATACCCGGTACCTTTTTAGCAAATTCAAACGTTGCATCACTACTTCGTTTTATCCTTTCAAGATAATGCTTACTGAATCCGTGTGCTTTGTAAGCATTCATAATACTTTTAAATGGTGGATGTTTGGCGTGTTCATAATACTTTTCATGTAGATCCCATATCATAGCATTTAGTTTCACACGGACAGTACCATTTTTAAGTACACGCATTCTCAAATAAACCCGGTCAGGTACATCCAATTCTGGTTCGATAGGTGGAGGGGGTGGTGGCCGATATGTAATCACTGGTAAATTGGGGTCAATGAAAGGGAGACTTAGACTTTCCTGATTTTTTTTGAGTAATTTCAAATATGCATCCTGGTGATAAATCGGTCTTATTGGAAGAACAGGCCTCTCACATCCATTATTTTTGATTATATTGTATAAAAAACTTCCCTCACGTGGTTCGCCCACATGATCTACAGGTGGAGCCCTAACACGATATGGTGGTCGTTTGTATAATAACATCTTGATTATCGGCAAGAGTATCCTCTAACTTAGGTTTCATAAAATAATCGAGCTCACATCGAATAACATGTTCTGATTGTTGATTGACATGTGTATGATACGGCCCCCAAATCTCAAATACTTTACGCCCCTTGTCATACCAAAGATAATCTAGTTCAAGTTTGTGTGTCAACCAGTAAAACTTCTTACCCGCTTTACCAACGAATGAGAAAATTGCATCTTCATCGTACCCGGATACGTCCATTTGTGAGTAGTGTGCGTTCGGTGGATTGTATGGTGACATTGTTTCTCTTACTATCTGCTATCTCTTTTTGTTTAAGTATGTTTCTAATGTGTTTTTGTGAATATGTATCTTTTTGATGTTTCTTGTCATTTTTAGTCACACGTTTTTTTGGTTCTTTATATTCCATAATGTATACATTATATAATTTCTATATACACTTAGGTTTCCTCGTCCTCATTCTCATCCTCGTCCCCGTCTTCATCGACAAGACTTACATCATCTTCACTATTACTTTCTATCTCAGAAGCTGTATAATTCTCATCTTCACTGTCATCGATAAGTTCATACCCATTTATGTTTTTCATATAAAGTTGCGTTTTTTCTAATTCATCGGTGTCATAGAAACCGGAAATAGAACCTTTATCAATAACTTCATTGATATTAACAAAATCGTATAGACGGTATTTGTTTTTTTCAAGAAAATTTACAGTGTACGTATCACCAGATTCGAGTACGATACGAGCTATCTGTGTTGTACCATCATCACAATGAACGTCAACGATCATATATGGATAAAATGAAATTTAAATCTTTAATTACATTAATGGATACTCTGAAAGTAAGAGGAGTACAATATATATCTGGGCGTATAATCACACAAAATGATGCAGTGATGTTCGATATAGATGACACCCTTATATTTACAGATGGTACCCCAAATACACCTATGATTGAACTTTTACATATAGCTAAACATTTGGGGTATAAAATCGTAATTATTACAGCTAGACCAGGATTAAAACCTGTAATTGATTGGACGATAACTCAACTTGGTAAATATAAAATTCCTAATGACTATCTAGGGTTTACGAGTGCTAAAACTAAAACTAAAATGAAACAACAGTTACCATACAACTTTGTTTTATCAGTTGGGGATTTAGAAACCGATCTCACAGATTCGGAACATAAACTCAACACTTCCAATTTTTCCCACAAGTGAGACAACTCACGAATACTGTCATAGGTTCATCAGCTGATCTTGTTTGCATTTGATAATACGATGTCTTCTGCGATTTACATCTCCCACATTTGAATAATCCATCCTGGTTTTTGATTTCATTGTCATGTGATTGTTTCCGCATATCTAGATGGATTTTATCTTCAATTCGTTTAGCACAAGGTCCATCAAACCACAACTGTTCGGGTCTCATTTGAATAACCTCCGTCGTTTTCAATTTCTTTTCTAAAATATGCCGTTTAAGTTCAGGTGATTTATTAAGATTGTATTGAATCTGTAAAAACTTATGCTTATAGATGTTTGTAAACTTGGGATTTTCCCAGGCAGCATCATTACTATGACTAATCGAATGATTTAATATGTTCTTTTCAAGATTTATACATATTACATCATCCACAGGTAAGTCCAATAGTTTAGACAGGCGTTCAATGACAAACGTACGCGTGGGGTTATCCATCTTACCTGTTACTCGACGTATTCTTTTAAGACAATTTTAGTGAGAAATCTATTTTTCTCAGTGAAACTGTATTTACTTAAGGTTTAGGAAGTCCTTTGTAAGGATCATTGCGCTTGCAATCTCCCATATTTTCAGGGGAGCAGTTGTCGAAAAAGGCACCAACACGGCGAGCGGGGTTAGTGTCTACGAATCCGTATTTGTAATCAGACTGTTGTGGGCGGTATTTTTCAGCGAATACAAACCTTGGATCCTTCCCATCCTTTGAACCACTTGGGGTGAATTGTCCGGCGACGACACACACAATCATGAATAGAATAACGGCGAGAAGAAACATAGTCTTGCGATGCATCTTGAGTATATCTTTTATAAATATTTTTTTATATGATGAGATTAAGATGACAATAGCCGTTCTTATTCATGAATCAGAAAATCACATTGAAGAAATACATGTTGACATCGAGCCATCAAAAAACGAAATCTTTAATTTATTAGGCGGGAGAGTTACGTTTATAGGTCAATGGCCTGAAATAGACGTTGTTATTATGAAACCCGAACATGGTTTACTCGAGAACGAGAATACTCTATACTTTCCTTTTCATGGTGAAGATATACAGGGAAAGGTACTACTTATGAGGATGGATGAAAACTCTGACCCACAGGATTTTACACTAGAAGAATACCACTCACTTGGAACCAGGGACGAACGCGTCCTCGTTTAGAACTGCATTGGCATACTTCATACATAATTGAAAATGTACATACGCCCAATCAATTGGGTTGTTCATCTTAGGGTTACCTTTGATTGGGTTGTCATTAATAACTTTAGAAATATCAACACGTGAACCCTCCATAGATTTCACGGTGATTTCACCAACCCGTTTTAACCACATTACATCTGCTTCGCTCTTACTGTCGAAATTTTTTACAAACTCTTTCGCGTTTTCAGCCATTTATATATTACATATGTTTCTTTTCTATAAGTAGACGTGCACTCGGATCGGTTACAGTCGTCCATCTAGGTCTCCAGATCTCTGATATGAGATGATCGTTGTTTTTTCCGTATAACCTCCAGAAGATGTTCCGGTACAAAGCTTCCTCCTTTGTGATTGAAGGGTTATGACCTTGGGCTTTTACTTTGGTTGCTCTGAATAATACATCATCAATATTCTCTTCTGCGTATTTCTTAATCTCATCAACCCAATTTACACCAACGGCGTCACTCATTCCATCCTTTTGTCGCCAGAGAATATCGTGTGGTAAATACCCTTCGAATGCCTCACGAAGAATATTTTTTTCGATTTTTCCAACTTTATCATTTTGATTCATTTCCATACACACATCAATGAATTTTTTATCTAAAAATGGAACAATGAGATCAAGACCATGGGCGCTCGCACACCTATCAGCCCTTAAACCATCAAACTGGTGAATAAGACGAAGACGTCGCATGTTCTCACATGCAAACTCATCAACATTTGGAGCGTTACGGAAATAGAGATATCCACCTAGAATTTCATCACTTCCCTCACCAGAAAATATATAACGACAATTTGTTTTCTGTTTGATATACTTACATAACAACCACATGGGTGTACTTGCTCGCACTGTCGTAGTATCATACGATTCCAAACTGTGGATTACATCATTGAGATGAGAAATCCCTTCTTGTGGTGTAAACGTGACTTCAGTGTGATCTGTATCTAGATATTTTGAAACAATTCGAGCAGCTTTCAAATCAGGACTTCCCTCTAGACCGATGGAGAATGTTTTGATTTTCCCTAATTTTCTAGAAGCAATGGAAGCAATAAGACTACTGTCGAGTCCACCGGATAGTAAAAAACCAATGTCTCTCTCAGTATTATCTAGACGCAAATGAACCGCTTTTTCGAATGATTCACGGATTTGTTTAGTCATCCCACCATTTACATGTTTATTTACATGCCAATACCCTGTATGATAGCAGACAAAGTCGTCAATATACGAATCGTATATATGACCGGGTGGGAATATATGTATTTCCGCACCCAATGATGTCAAGGCTTTGACTTCACTCGCAAACGCAATCGAGTTATCATCATAACGCGTGTAGAAAAGTGGACGCACACCTACGGGGTCTCGAGCCGCCATAATACGCTTCCCATCGGTATATACAAATGCAAAATCCCCATTTATCATCTCAACTGTTTTCATTATACCGAACGTCTGAATCATAGGGATAAGAATTTCACAATCGCTATTACTCTTTTCATTACCTAATCGAAATTCTCGATGGTTATATATTTCCCCATTGCAGACGAGCATTGCTTTATTTTGGATAAATGGTTGCATACCAGCATCTGTAAGATCATTTATAGCCAGTCTATAAAAATCCATTCGACACTTCCCAATTTTAGAAGTTCTATAATCATCGGGACCCCGGTGATTAAGAAGATATGAACTTATATCTACTTCTTCACCGAATAATGCAATTATACCACACATACTGTTTTTACAAGTCATTTTGTTTTTAAGCTAAAGTCCATCCACTCTCCAAAATCTTCTGGAGTTGCAATACCATCCATTTCCTGCCCGGACATAGTTATAGACTCTGTGTCCTCCCCAAAAATAACATCAAATGCTAGAATGCAATAAAAAGATACATTTGTTCTACTCGATATTTTATCCAAAGTGTGGAAATCAAATGATTCAATTTCTAATGAACGTTTTATAACTCGAGGTGGTCCATATGGAAATTGTACCTCTTCATTTAATTCCAATTTCCTATTGTTCGAAGACATATCAAGTGAGGGCCAAATACGATTTCGGGCTCTAAAATCAGCTGAATAGTTTAAACACTTCATTGCTACATCCTTTTCAGCGAAACATACGAAACGAGATTTCGAATTTGGATCCACAAGACTAAGATATGTATCGTTGTATGTTAATTTTAGGAAGTGAAACTGCATATAAAGTATATAAGGAAAAAATCTTTAATTAATATAGATGAACTTCCCAAAGACTCCCGGTCAGTGTAAATACATGTTAGCACTTAGGTCAAATAAACCAATTGTTATAGGGACCGGTCCGGCGGGGTCTGGTAAGACGACGCTCGCATGTCAACTTGCCCTAGACCATGTATATAAATTCCAACGCCCCAAAATTATACTCACTCGCCCAATTGTAACGGTCGACGAGGATATGGGATACCTCCCGGGAGATATGGATCAGAAGATGGAGCCTTGGACGAAACCAATGTACGACATTTTTGGGAACTTTTTCAACCATAATCAAATGGACCGTTTTATCACCGTCGAACCATTGGGGTATATGAGGGGGCGGACATTCACGGATACCCTTATCATTGCTGATGAAATGCAGAATGCTACACCAAACCAAATGAAAATGCTTCTCACACGGGTCGGTGAAGGTACGAAGCTCGTCATCACAGGTGATTTAGAACAAAGTGATTTAGGTGAAGAGAACGGTCTCAGAAACCTCATTTACAAAATGCAGTGTCAAGAACTAGAGTATATTACACATGTGGAAATGGGCGCAAAGGATATTGTCCGTCACCCAGTGGTAAATGAAGTGCTTAAAGTGTTGAATTCATAAACATTAAATGACGAAAGTTATTCTAGCTTTACCTGGTCGAACATTTTCTGGTAAATTTATGTTAAACCTACTTGAAACTTTTATAACACTTCGATCACATAAATATGAAGTAGTTATTACAAATGAGTATTCAAGTTATGTTACATTTTCTAGAATGAAAACATTAGGTTTAGATGTTCTTAAGGGTGTGGATCAAAAACCATTTGGTGGTGAATTAGACTATGATGTATGGGTGACAATTGATTCTGATATCATATACACACAAAGCCAAATTTTAGAACTTATTGAAGATACAGATAAATATCCAGTTGTCTCGGGGATATACAGAATGGAGGATATGAAACATTACGCTATGGTAAAGGAGTGGGACTTGGAACACTTTAAAAATAATGGGTCATTTCAGTTTGCAACCGTAGAGGATATGAAGGATGAACCAAAACACCTACCCGTAGCTTACAATGGTATGGGTTTCTTCGCGTGTCGCAAGGGTGTTATAGAGAAGTTAAAATATCCATACTTTAGCTACCCTCTCATTGAGATTGAAGGTAAAGATGGGGTCTTGTTAAGAGATACGTGTTCCGAAGATGTTGCATTTTGTAAAAATCTTACCGATGCAGGTATTCCTATTATCGTGAATACGAGCCTCCGCGTTGGTCACGAGAAGACACTCGTGATTTGAAATGTTGTATATCGAGAGCTAGTGCATCTAAATCACTATAAATAGTAGACACTCTGGTATCTACATCATTTTGATTCTTTTTAACCGCATATATTTCCTGGTCGATATTCATGTATCGCTCAGCAAGTCTATAATCAGTTGGGAGATCTTGTAGAATCCCTGATAACTCATCTATACGTGTCTCCAACTCTGTAACCACCGTCATTATAGTTTATTACTATTGAGATTAAAAATAACTTAAATTCTTACCTTTTAACAATTCAAATACACGTTTGTTATTCTCTACGTGACTTCCTTCACCGTTGTTTTGAAATAAGGCATCTTCACCCATACCATAAGAATATTGCCGAATCATTCCTATATTCATATCGTGATCCACTATACTTTTCTTGGTTATATTCATTTTGGAAAGTAAATTACTAATGATTATATCATCATTGTAAGTGAGCTTATAAAAATCTAAAAATATATCTTTCATGTCTCGGAGCCATTTCATATTAAGAATAACCCCACCATAACTCTCTGTTACATCAATACACTCTCTATTGTAACGTCCAACTTTACCATTGTTTTTTATATATTCATCTAGACGGAAACCCGAAAGACACCAACAACTCAGATCACTTTGATACAGTTCCACTAGTTTACTTGACAGGTTATTTGGGTATTTAGTGTCATCATTTACAACAATTACGAGATCTGCATCACATTTATCCGAATGAGCTGGACCCATATACATCGTACCAGGTCCATAATCCGTACATCGATTAATGACAACTTTCGAACAAAGGGAAAAGTCTGGAACAACAACATCAACATCCGGAAACCTGTTGTATTTATGAGGGATGTTTACCCAAATTTCATCAACATCTTGGTGTTTCTCTAAATCATACACAATAGCTGGGAGTGTTTTAAAACGAGATGGAATACTTGTTAAACTTATGATCTTCTTCATATAGTTTTAGTTAAAGTTTTGTCCTTTATATATTTTATATGAAAATATCTTATGCTATTTGCGTTTGTAATGAAGACAATGAATTAAATTCACTTCTATCTTTTCTTGTGAAAGTCGTAGACGATGAAGATGAAATCAATGTACTTGTAGACTCGGGTAAAGTTACAGAAGAAGTAAGAAATGTACTCGAAAAGTTTGAGAAAAGGATTGTAGTCAACGATCGTGAATTCTGTGGAAACTTCTCAAAGCATAGAAATTACCACATTACAAAGTGTACGGGTGAGTATATTTTTGTATTAGATGCAGATGAAATTCCACAAGAAGTGTTACTAAAGAATATAAAATCATTTGATGGTGACATTCTAGCTCTGCCTAGAATTAACATCATACCCGGATACACCGAAGAATGGTGTAAAAAAATGCAATTTTCTGTAAATGAAATGGGTTGGATCAACTGGCCGGATTATCAGGGTCGCTTTTTTAAAAATAATGGAAAAATTAATTGGAGTCTAGGTCTCCACGAACGCCTCGTCGGCTCAGATAAGATAGCACAATTACAAGCTAGTCCACAACACGCCCTTTGGCATATAAAATCAGTTCAAAAGCAAGATAAACAAGATACATTTTACACAAACTTAAAAGAAAATGAATAAAAGTTATAAAGATGCGGTGGCCTCTCATGGATACGGCCATCACCGATGGTGATAAAAAGTGTCTTGTCGATTTTATTAATTCAACTGATAAATATACATGTGGTCCAAAGGTGAAAGAATTTGAAGATGCATGGAGTGAATGGCTCGGTTGTAAACATTCATTGTTTGTGACATCTGGTAGTACTGCAAACCTGTTACTCATGGCATCTGTAAAAGAAAAGTATGGCATCCCAAATGGATCCAAGGTCTTAGTTCCCGCATGTACCTGGGTTACGAATGTTTCACCCGTATTTCAGGTTGGTCTCGAACCCGTTTTCTGTGATATAGATTTAGAAAGGTATAGCTTCAATTTAGATACCTTACCGGAAGAGGATATTCGGATTGTGTTTATTACACATCTACTTGGACTAAATTCACCCGTAGAAAAACTTAAGAAAAAATACCCCAATGCGATTTTTATTGAAGATATCTGTGAGTCCCATGGAGTAAAAGGACCAAATGGTATGAAACGTGGTAGTACGGGGTTGGGTGGTACATTTAGTTTCTATTACGGTCATCACATGACGACCATTGAGGGTGGTATGATTTCAACCGATAACAAAGAACTTTACGAATTGATGAAAATCAAAAGGAGTCATGGTATGGCTCGCCTTCTATCACCAGATCTATATAAAATAGCTATCCAACATCATCCGAATATTGATCCAAGTTTTCTTTTCCTTACAGATGGATATAATTTCAGAAATACTGAACTCAATGCTGCTCTAGGTATCGAACAATTAAAACGGTTAGACTCACATATCGAGAGTAGACGTAAAAACTTTGAATGTTTTATGAAACATCTAAATCCCGAACATTTCTATCTTCCGTATAATGATCCAGGTAACAGTAGTTTTGCGTTACCATTCGTATGTAAAAGAAGAGAAGACATGTTAAAATTGAAAACAATATTTGATGAGTTACAAATCGAATATAGGCCCATCGTTTCCGGAAACCTTCTTCTCCATCCATTCCTAAAAAAATGGAAAGATAGTGTCGCTGTACCCAATGCAACAATTATCAATGATAATGGTGTCTACATAGGAAATAGTCAGTTTGTAACTGAGGACATGATAGTTAAAGTTTTTGATACAATTCAAAGTAAATGGTGAAAGTTATTCTTCACCACTTGGGTCTAGGGGATCAAATCATGCTTAATGGGATGGTGAGACACTTTGCAGAGACTGGTAATGTAGCTGTCGTTGTTAAGAATTGTCACGAGGAAAGTGTTCGATTCATGTATAAGGATATAGCAGACAAGGTACAACTTATTCTCGTAGAAAATACAAATCCTCAAGAAATTTGGTCTAAAGTGAAAGAAATTAAGGATGCGGAGGTCATAGCACTCGCCACATATGGAATAGATGATGGTGGGTGGGCTTTTATGACACAAGAACAAGGAAGTGTCATGTCTAATTGGGCGCACGGTGTATACATTCAAGCGGGTGTGAATCCAAAATATATGTACTCAAAATTTAAAGTCGTTCGCGACAAGTCTAAAGAATTTACAATCGATAAGGAAAATTACATATTCGTCCACGATGATCCAGAAAGAGATAGAGTCATTGACGTAAAAACTGATAAGTATATATATAAACCCGACTCTAAACTTACAGATAAAAAACAAGAATTCTTTCAATGTGATCGACCTAACATTTTTGAGTATATTTCAGTCATTGAAAACGCCGATGAAGTACATTGTATGAATAGTTCATACAATTGGATGATAGAACTTATGAACATTGGTAACCCAAATAAAAACTTCTTTCATTTAGATGTAGCTCATAAGTACTATGGACCAAGAACAGTTAAAACTGTCTTTAGCGACCAAGTTTGGACGTTTGTTTAATAACTCTTTTCTTCGATGATTTCGGAACACTGTTCCACATTTATAAGTTTCTTAATTCTCGCTCGTTCATCGTTAAATTTATAGATATTCCTCGCCTTATCTATAAATTCTGCACCAAAATCTTCATCTTCTTCCAGGTTTCTGATTTTATCCTCAAGATCCCAAATTACACTGTTTACAAATTTCAAGTCTTTCTTTAGAATAGTTTCAAATTCATATTTCATAAGTACATCAAGTTCACGACGGATGTTCTTCAATTTTTCCTCATCTGTAATACGTTCATCTTTAATTTCCAGAATTGTGATCTTATCAATAAGCTCTCCTTGAGATACTTCGATACGCATTTAAAGTTTAAAGCCGTTGTATCTTTAAATGTATGCAGGTATAGTGACAGGTGCAAAAGGTCAAGATGGCTCATATTTATGTGAACTCCTTGAAGAAAAAGGGTATAGAGTTGTAAAATTTATAGGGGATATAACCAATTATCATGAAATTTATGAATCAATTAAACAGTGTATAGATTTTGAAAAAATTGAGGTGTACAATCTAGCCGCAAAAATTCATTATGATTCTCCACCCAAAACGTTTCATGTGAATACCACGGGTATTCTTAATATAATAGAAGCTGTAAAGAGTATTGGTATACAGTCAAAGTGTAGAATTTTTCAAGCTTCAAGTTCAGAGATTTTTGCAAACACTAAATCAACGTGGTCTACTCCACAAACGATACATACGATGCGTGGACCTCGGGGTATATATGGGATTTCAAAAGAGAGTGCAGATTCTTTAGTCAAATATTATAGGGATAAGGAGGAAATATTTGTATGTTCGGGTATATTGTATAATCATGAGTCACCAAGAAGACCTGGTACATATGTAACACAAAAGATCATCAAAGGTTTACAATCTGGTGAATGTTTTCAAATTGGAAATCTCGAATCTAGAAGAGATTGGGGGCACGCAAAAGATTATGTAAAAGCCATGTGGTTGATGTTACAACAACCATGGGCGATGGATTTCATTATCGCATCCGGTAAAACGTATTCTGTCCGAGAATTTATAGAAATTGTGGTAAAAAAACTGAATAAAACGATTGAATGGTCGGGAGAAGGTGTAAACGAAGTTGGTATAATCGATGGTGAAAGTATGGTGAAAGTTTCAGAAGAATTTTACCAATCAAATAATAACATCTTACTCGTGGGTAACAATGACGCCATTGAAAAGCTTGGATGGACTAGAGAGTATGATATCGATAGTCTAATTGAAGAGATGATACACCCTCCGCAAGTGAAAGCATAGGCTTCCAATAATTAAGAATAAATAACTTCGGTTCGTTTCGTCTATCATGCGTCGTGATTGTTATATCTGTGACACGTATATCGTCACATATAATTTTCGCTACATCTTTGATACGTATCCATTGAAAACTTGTGACATCAACACTTTGTTCCCTTTTTGAAATAATTTCATAATTATTCATTACCTGTGTGAGAGCTTTAGCGCAATCGTCGGTGTGTAAAAATTGCCTCTTCTCTTCACCACTTGTCAACAAGTCTATGTATCCCTGCGTCTTTGATTTATGAATCATATCTGCAATGACATGGGATTTATCAGAACTCTCCTCCGGTCCGTACACATTCCAGAAACGAACAGAAAGACCACCCAATTTGGAGGTATACTGTTCCCCTAAACTCTTAAGAGTTCCATACACATGACTCATGTTATACATTGTACTTGAAGCAAAAATAAACTTATTATTCTCAAGTTGATTGAAAGTGTTTAACATGATTTTCATATTATTATTTATAAATGTAAGACCAGAATTTGTTATATATTTAGAACCCCCGATATCATACGCGAGAAAAAATGTAAAATCTACAAAGTTCAAAACATCCCGTAATCTATGCATATTTTCAATGTTAGTAAGATCATGGGTACTTGAAATTTTGATATCCCATGGAATTACATGGTGTCCGATCTCCTTTAAGTGTTTACATAGTCCAGAACCAATAATTCCGTGGGAGCCTAAAACGAGTATCTTCATATAAAGTGTATTGATTACATCTTTAAATAAAGGTGGATAAAAGATAAGTATGAGGCCAATAGCCGTGAATGTTTATATTCTTATGATGTCCTTGGCCTACGTGATGCGTAGAGCAGGAACATTTTCAATGGAAGAGAAAGTTAAAATGATTGAATATTTCGGTTACATGGCACTCAACCCTAACAAGGTGGTAAATCCGAGCATAGCCAATCTACCATTCTTGATCTCAGCTTCAGGTGTGAATGCTCCAATTTTCTCGGTGCTGAAGTTCTCGGCTGTGAACAGAGACGCGAGTGCCAATGTAGTGACAACACCAGTCGCAGCGATAGCGTACGCAGGATCCTCAACCTGCTGAATGACATTTTCACCCGTCATCATCCAGTTTAGAGAACCCCATAGAACACCTTGCATAGCAGCGCGACCATTGAGAACCTCAGCGAATCGAGTCTTTGGGTCGTATGGCTCGATAGAAGGCTTGATCGGAGGCTCAACCGAAGGTTCGACCGGAGGCTCAACCGATGAACGAACCCTGAGGAATGAACGTGTACGACGCCTGGTATTCAACTTAGTCTCATACCGCTTGTAATAAGAGGGTTTGATGGATGCACTGATGACAGAACTCATTACTGAATAAGAGAGTACTCCACTCTTTAATCCTTTTTAGGAAGAGTATCTTCTTTCACAAGTATTTTATTCAATACATAGAGCTGTAAAAGTAAACTAATGATGGTGTAAAATGTGAAATGACTCAGGCCATACTCTCTTGTGTAATAGATCAACCATGTAACAGTGATAACTAGACCAAATACGATTGAATTCTTGAACTTTACATCTACGTCACCAGAATTTTCAAAATCCATATACATTTTAACTAAACCTGTGGCCAGTGCAGTGGATGCGATAAGATCGTTAAATTTCATTTGTATCCTTATAGTATACAAATATTAAAATGGATCTGATACTGCAAAAATTCGCTGGGAAAATTGACGCTAAAAGTCTAGTCAAGGCTGTGGATGACATTAAGGTTGAATACCTTGACGATGGGTTTACTAAGGAGGATATCCCACCTATTCTGGGGCGTCTCATGATGGAAACTACTAAATTCAAGAAACTCCCCGGACCCCAGAAGAAGAAACTGGTTATCGGTGTTCTGAACCACCTCATCGAACAAATTGACAGTGGTGAAGAAGATTCTGAATTTGAGAAAATTCTCAAGACTTTGGTGCCACCAATGGTTGACGCATTTGCCACTATGCTTAAGACTAAACAAGGCCTATTAAAATGTATGCCATGCCTAGTTGGCGAAAACTAACATAAGGGCTACAGTCTTATCTAAAGTAGAATGAGATTTCCTTCATTGGAAACCATGATTAAATACGGAGTATATACAGTGAAAGAACTTGAACGATTTGCAAGTGGTCTAGTATCCAAAAAACATGTCGAGTGCCTAAGTGAATGTAATCGGTGTGATTTTGTTTATTCTGGTAAGGTATGTCTTAACTGTCAACTATGAAATATTGTACTGTAACGAGTTCTATGTCGAGAGGACCTGAAATTGTTAGTAACAATCATATGTGTGCGGAAAGACAACTTATTCGTCGCCTTTACCGAGAGTGTATAAAAAAAGGTCATAAATCTCATCAGTTTAGTGATTGGTTACACAGAAAATACGGACATTTGATTGTATATAGAAGAACCATTCACGGTGACGCTATATCATTACCCTGTGTCTTATGTCGGAAAATGATAGAGCGGTACGACATTTGTTGGGTAGCGCACGACGGAGAAAGGTGGATTCATAGTAAAAAAACGGAACATTTACCGCCTTCAATGCCAACTCCTAAACAAAAAAGACTTCTAGGTTTTGGGAGTTATTATGAGACCTAAAGCTGATTCCAGATTATTGTAGTCTCTTTTTAGTGGCTTATTTCTTTTTAGTTTTAGCGCATTGTTATTTGAAGAAGCATTCTTTATTTCATCCATCTTTTTGGTGTTTGACACAAAGGGTATCACATTATCAACCACCGGCTTAATATGTATTTCCTGTGGTACATCTATATCAATCGTCTGGTTTTTACGAAATTCTTCTATAGACATGTCACCCCCAAATACATCTAGTTTGTATCTCCACGGAGCTGGTTTGACACTCCCCAATTTGTTGTACATCTTTTTACGCATCATTATAATATTTCCACATATAATACTTCCTCTATTACAGCCATATTTATCTATCGCAAACGTTTTCATACAACTCCATGAACAAAACTTTCCCGTCGTATGAAATTTATTTCGTCGATCGTCGTATTTATGAGGCAAAGTTAGGGGTTCATTCTCACATGGGTGACAACACCACCAACACCACATAGCTTTAAGAAAAATATCCTCTTTAAGTTAATCGAAACATTTACTTAAAGAGAAATCAATCCTTTATATCAATGATACTGAGTATCGATGTCGGAATAAGAAATCTGGCAATGTGTATGCTCGATGAAGATCGTGACAATCTTGTGACAGATTGGGATGTTTCAGGGGTACCACCGGAACATAAGGATGGTCTTTATATATCCCTAAGGGATCATCTTGATGAGCGTCCTTGGGTACTTGGTGCAAAAATAATTTTAATTGAGAAGCAACCTGATCGTAATAAGAAAATGATTTCTGTTATGCACTTTCTTCATTCATACTTTATAATTAAATGTCCTAATGCCGAAACCATACTGTATGACGCTCGACACAAAATCCCAGATGTTGCTGGACCAGGTAAAGCACAGTATAATAAAAGAAAGAAAGTTTCAATTGAAAGATGTGAAGCTTTTATTAGGAGTAATTCTGTAAATTCTCACTGGATTGATACATTTGTAAAATCAAAGAAGAAAGATGATCTTGCAGATACTGTCATGCAAGCACTTAGTTTCGTGAATAGGGTTGAAGTTGCATCAAGTTCTTCGAAAAAGAAGAAAGCAACAACTAAACTCATAGCTCGTCGTCCAAATGAAAATCAAAAAATGTCAAAGTATTCGAAGTGTAATTTAGCATGGATTTATTTAAACAAAGTTGATTGTGAAGTTCTTGAAAATAATAAAAGATTTATGAAAGATTTAAAAAGATATTACAAAGACATTAATGAAATGATTAAAGATTTGAAGTGAATAATATACAAATGAGTCTCACCATTAGAATGTGCGCTGTTAACAAACCCAACTTGGACAAGGTTATCAAAAGTAACAAGCGTCTCAAAACTGCCTTTCATTCTCAGAAAAGGAAAAGAATGAATCATCGTGTAGCCCTTGATGAGCTCGATACATTTCTAGAATTAGTTGATGACGCCATGGATGCCATGAACGATGTTGAAGTTGTTAGTAAAGATGCACAAGACAAGTTATATAAATTATATGATTTCTGCGGAGAGGTTCCAATGAATGATGAATGTAAATATTAAAGATTAGAACGGATATATATCCATAATGAAGAAAGTATTGGATCATGGGTTTGTAGAACTCGTCGATCATATGCCCCAAGAAAATTTAGATAAGGCTATCGTTGATGGTGCTCGTGTGAGTTATCAAACAGGTACTAAAACTACCCGAGGGGACCGTGGTCTCATTCGATACCTCGTTCGTAATTGGCACACTTCACCACTCGAACTCGTGGTTTTCAAATTCCGTATCAAAGCACCACTCTACATCGCTCGTCAGTGGTTGAGGCACCGAACAGCCTCTGTAAACGAGATGTCTGCCAGGTATTCCATTGTTGACGAAGAGTACTATGAACCAGAAGTATTGCGTAAGCAATCTGAAATAAATCACCAAGGATCAGAAGGTGTATTGGAAGTTGACGAAACACTCACAAAAGTCATATCCACACAATATAAGAACGCCTTCAAATTGTATCAACATCTTTTAGATACAGGTGTATGTAGGGAACAGGCGCGAGGTGTATTACCACAATCCACGTATACATCTTTCGTGTGGAAAATGGATCTCCACAATCTCATGCATTTCTTGCAATTGAGAATGGATCATCACGCACAAAAGGAGATCCAAGATTATGCCACGGCTATTTATGAACTCGTTCAACCCTTAGTACCACATTCGATGGAGGCATTCATGGATTTCCGTGTAAATGCTATGCAACTCACTGGTCCTGAAATAGAAGCTATAAACACTGGTAAAGAAATTGAATCCCCGGGTGAACGGAGGGAGTTTGAAGATAAATTAAAACGGTTAAAAATTAAATGTCCTTGAATTATTCTGTAAGTTAAATATAGAATGAAGATTCATATCGTTGGAGCGGGACCAACAGGGATGTCGCTAGCATGGGAATTACTCAAGTCAGGCGACCATGAAGTCATGATTTATGACAAAAAAATATCAGCGGGGGGATCTTGGTGGGAACCTGAAATAGGGACCCGGGATCTTCACGCACATAGAATATTATTTGATCGCGCGTTTATAAACACAAGATCTCTTTTAAAAGAAATGAATATTGAATGGAGTGAAATGTTTGAATCTGTAGAAAAAATGAGTGTTTTGAAATATGCTTTTGAATGTTTTACTCTAAGAGATTATGTTACACTCATATCTCTATTTTCGGCTGTACTCTCACAACCCAAAAAGTATTTGGGTATATCTCTAAAAGACGCAGTAGGATTTCTAAGTAAGAAAGGTAGTGATTACATCGAACATTTACCACTTATAATGGATGGTGTCACATGGGATGTCATGTCAGCGTATGAATTTGTAACAAACTTAGATCACACTATCATGTCCGAAATGTATACACAAAAGGTGTCCGGTAAAGTGATGTGTGATGCAATGGAAGAAGCTCTTCTCAATGCTGGTGCAAACTTTGTTTTCGGTACAGAACTCTTAGATGTTAAATATGGTAAAAAGGATTTCGTCGCGAAATTCTCTGACGAAAGAGTTGTAGAAGATGGATTACTCTTTTTATGTCTAGATAATAGCCCAGCTTTGAAACTATTAGGAGATAACTGGGGACCCGATGCAGATAAAAAACTCCGAGCGAGTACGTACGGTGCTATCAATGTTCTCCTTGATTATGATGAACCAGTTAATTTAAAAACAGATGTGGAAATTGCAGTCGAAACAAAATGGAACTTACAACCCAAGGTTCTGCATGGTACTAATACAGTCTCGTGTGTTATATGTGATCTCAGTAAAGAGGTATTGAATTCTGATCCAGATACAATTAAACAAGAGGTAATCAAACAACTTGGACTGTCACACCCCATAGCATCGAGAATTGGTTGGGGTGCAGAATGGAAAAATAACAAATGGAACTTTTCACAATCATCTGGTGTACTCAGTCTTCACGGACAATTGCCATTCTTTGGTAAATGTCGTAGTGTAGCTATGTGTGGTATGATGTCACCAAGAAACACACCATATTCAAGCATTGAATCATCCGTAGAAGTTTCACGGTCTTTGAGTAATTTGTGCTTTGGTACAAGAAAACCACTCAAACCTAGACTCGTCACAGATGTTCTTAAGTGTATTATTGTGTTACTTATAGTTTTACTTTTAGTTAAATATAGATGAAGTTTATAGCTAAAGTATATGAACCGTTTTACGAACATAATGATAAAAAGTATATACGATTCGTTATCCCTGAAAAGAATGCAGGTATAATCGAACTTACACATGCATATAAAACACATGTTCTCTTACATGAAAATGTTGATAACCCACTTGATGGTAGAGTTCTAACCGTAAAGGTTCCATTCCGTTACAGGAGAGTGATGTGTGAAGTCCGGGGACGCCCAGTGCAATCTCTTGTAAAAGATGATGAAGTTGAAATTGAGATAAATTTTAAGGGTGGTTGGAATATTGGTAATTATTCAGGGTTTTCTTGGATGTTGTCAAGTTCTTCGTTCTCAGGTTGACCGGGTACATCGATATTTTCAACTCCACTCTTTTTCAAATCAGTAAATGTTTGAAGCATCCCTTGCAGTTTATACACTTCATGTGTCATCTGTTCGATGTTGATTTGGAGTCTTTTAATGTTATCATCAATGTTTAGAGTAGGCATTTACTCATTTAAAGTTTCACATCTTTAAATAAGTAGATCATGTCAGTTCTCACTAGAACTGGGTATATAGTAAACACGGGTCCAATCGCAGAAATTAAAAAAGAACTTACGGTAAGACCTGTAGTAAATGGGGATTATGGATTCCCTCCACCACCTTTCAAAGTTTTCAGACCAGCTAAGAGTGGAATCTGCGTTCCAAGATTCTACGGAACTGCTAAACTCGGGGAGCCTTCCCAAGATAAAAGACCAGACCCCGCTCGTATTAAAACTAAATTCGTGGGCCAACTTCGAGATGCCACCCATCAAAATGATGCTCTCCGATCGGCGATTGAAGCAGGGCATGGCGTCCTTTCTTTACCATGTGGTTATGGTAAAACGACGGTATCCCTGGCCATAGCATGTAAACTGGGGTATAGGACGATGATCGTAGTACACAAACAGTTTCTAGCAGACCAATGGAGAGAACGTATTCAACAATTCTGTCCGGGTGCCACCATAGGTGTAGTTCAACAAGATAAAAAGGAAGTAGAGTGTGATTTCATTATCGCAATGCTTCAATCACTTTCACTAAAAGAATATTCATTTTCAGATTTTGAGAGTATAGGAACACTTATAGTAGATGAAGCACATCATATTTGTGCCAAAGTGTTTAGTCAATCTCTTTTTAAACTTTGTCCTAAACACATTTACGGACTCTCGGCAACTCCAGAAAGGAAGGATGGACTCACTAAAGTACTTCATTGGTTTATGGGTCCCACATTCTTTGCAGTTGAGAGAAAAAATCAAGAACAAGTTGAAGTATTCTCAATCGTATATGAATCCCCAAACTATAGGAACCCCCCACCGTCTATGAGAAATGGAAAAATATCAATGCCAAACATGATTACAGAACTCGTCGAGGATCGACAAAGAAATAAGATGCTTGTTGAATTGGTGAAAAAGGCTTCTAGCGGTACGAGACAACTTCTAGTTTTAAGTGACCGCCGTCTACATTGTGAATTACTTCATCAATGCTTTCCTAAAACATCAGGACTGTATATGGGTGGTATGAAAGAGGCGCAACTTCAGGAATCTTCCAAGAAGAAGATCATTTTTGCAACCTTTAGTCAAGCCCACGAAGGACTGGATATCCCAACACTGGATACAGTTATATTAGCTTCACCAAAATCTGATATTACACAAAGTATCGGTCGTATTATGAGAGAAACAGATGGAAAGAAGAATGATCCACATATTTACGATATACAAGATCCCTGGTCTATATTCACAGCAATGTATTACAAGAGACTAAAGGTGTATCGACAAGGTGGATTCAAGATTCGTGGAAAACAATCAGAAGAACCAAAGAGTGAGTTCACTCAGGGAAAGTGTTTGTTTTTATAATCTGACTAATTAATAAATGTCGGGTGCATTAATACAACTTGTTTCTAAAGGCGTACAGGATGCATATATAATTAGTGAAGAAGGACACTCCTTCTTTCGTACAAAGTTTACACGGCATACGAATTTTTCTCAAGCACCAAAGTTTATTAAGAATATTACCCTCACAGATACGTCTATTACGATCCCTGTACTTGGTGATTTAATCAATGGTATTTGGTTGGAGGCTGGTTCTAAGAATGCAAATATAGCTTCTAATCTATTCTACAACTCAACGATAGATCTCTTTATTGGTGGTCAAAAAATTGATTCACAGGACTATGATTACTTCTCCGATATATGGACGAACTATCTCGCGGATACGTACACGAAGTCACAGGAACTTAATAACAAGACCTCAACTTCAAATCATATATTTTTACCCCTTCATTTCTTTTTCTGTGACCACAAAGCATTTTTACCTTTGATCGCTTTACAACATCATCAAGTTGAAATCAAAATTACATTCGATGAAACAAATGTTGCAGGTTTAAGTGCAGCAGAAAAAACAGCGAAGGTATACGGGAACTACATTTACCTAGATAAAGAGGAAAGAGAAACTTTTACAACAAGAAATTTAGATTTTATAATCACACAAGTTCAAGGATTTAAAACAGAACTCATGACTGTGGCAAATAATGCTGTAGATGTAGGTGGACATAATAAAATAGATCTTTCACATTTCAATCACCCAGTTAAATCTATATTCTGGGGCTTCGGTGCATCGAGTGAAGACTTTGCGAATGACCGCTTTACCTTCCTAGAAGCCGATTTACAGATAAATGGTACACATCTATTTGAAAAAATGTCACCCGTCTATTTTCATACAGTTCAGAATTACTATAAATCTTCCTTCGGACATTCTGATTATATTCCAGAAACTGATGTACTTTTTAACACAAGGTATTTTGCCTACCACTTCTGTCTCAATGCATCAGAATACAATCCTTCCGGATCCTGTAATTTCAGCCGTATAGACAATGCGGTATTGTCCCTCAATGGTGTAGAAAAGGGTAATCTTAGAGCAGCGGGTCAGGAAATTTTTGTATACGTAGTAAACTACAATGTATTAAGAATACGAAATGGTTTGGCTGGAATTTTATTCGGTAACTAATGTATAGATGGGCAGAACAGTACGTTTCGACCAGATTTTTGTGACAAGTCTAGATGCTGCTCCAAAAGAGACCGATGTTTTGAGTGGTCTCGCAAGTATCGATGCAGGTGAAATCACAGTAGATGAAATCACAGCTTCGAATCTTACCATTACAAATCAGGTATTTGCAGATGTAGAAAATACTGATTTCAGAGGACTCACAAATGTATTCCGTCTCACGGGGACACAAATTGGTATCGGAACGAATAATCCTACAAATGAATTTCAGATTGGCGAAAGTGATTTCATCATTAATAGGAATTTACCAGACCTTGTATCAGTACAGGGTAACGTGGTATCAACAAATATTTTTGCAACCAATTCATTTAAAACTACAAATAATAAATTTGATGTTAATGCGTCTGGGTCAAATATCTTAACAGTGGTGGGTAACACTTTCTCCACGAATGTTTCTATAGGTACACATTTGTTGGTTGGTAATGAAGTTACTCCCAACTCTGGAACTAACGTAGCCGTTTTTGAAAATGGTAATGTTGTAATTCGCGATGGTTTCTTGAATGTTACCGGTAATGTGTCTATTACTGGTAACCTGGCGATCACTGAGATTCCTGATTATACAAGTATTAACAATCTTGTCGTATCAAACGCTGTTATACAGATGGCATTTGGGAACAACGGAACATATGATATGGCTCTTCTCATGAAAGATGCGGATGCCAAATCTAATGTATTTTTAGGATATACACATAATGGTGATAAAATGAGACTTTCGAGAACATTCGGTGGTCCAACTACAGCAACATTCCATGATATACTCGATACCGCCAATACTGTGAATCTTCACGTGTACGGTGACGTCTATACCCAAAACAACATTGGTATCGCAAACACTTCACCCACCTATTCACTTTCCGTTGGTTCTAACCTGTATATAGATGACACGGCTACAATTAACGATAATGTGTTACATACAAATGGTTTTGGATTCTTTGAGGGACTGAGAATTGGTGGTAGTGGACTTAATGTGGGTGATTTAATTACATTAGATGCCGATGCAGCGATACCCATGGTGGTTGCATCTCAAATTCAATCCCATGGTTTTCAGACAACTGGGGTAGATGGGAATGGGGATGGTGTACCATCTGGTATAGCAAACACAAATTCAACGAATATGTTGTCATTCAGTGACAAAATATTTATTAATGTAGATTCTTCTAACATTCTGACAGTACTTGGTAATACAGCGACGGGTCGTCTCATTACACAATCTATTTTAGTACAGGATTTCATTGAAGTTGAAGGTGAATCCGGTATATCATCCGCCGCGAATGTTATTGTTCACGGTGATATATCGGGTGGTGACTCTACTTCAAACACTGTCAGTCTTCGATGTGGTCCAAATAACGCCGATGGAACGGTTGGATCTAATGTAACTTCAATTGAAATTATGGGTGCATTAACGTCCCATCAATACCAATCGGTTGTTTTTAAAACTAAAAACAGTGAGCGTATGCGTGTGGCGTCAAATGGGTATGTTGGTATTGCTAATACTCAACCAAGTGAAATGTTGACCTTAGGGGGTAACCTTAGACTCAATGAGAGTAATGCAGCTATTTTTGGGAAAGATTCAAACTTCTTAAAGATTTCTACAGATACAACCAATAGTCAAACAAAAATTGAAAACAAGGTAGGAAGTGGGAAAGGTCTCAATTTCTATGCGAGTCAAACTGATACGATGGGTACACCGAAGTTGACAATTTTAGAGACGAGTAATGTTGGTATTGGAACGGCTACACCCCAAGGTCTTTTACATACTTCTGGTGGTACTGTATTTATTAACGATCAGGTTGTTAACCGTGGTGGTGTGAGTCATTTGGGATCTCCAATGGTAATCACAAACACGGCGCAGATTACAAACACCTCAGACTTCCAAGATGTTCTTCAACTCACCCGTGAAGGTGGTACCGCGGGTCAACATGGTGTTAGGGGTGTATTCAAAATGGGTAAACACGGTACAGGTTCCGGAACCTCCCGGTCTCAATTGAATTTGTCATTGGCGGGTGACAACTATAGTACTCAAGAAAATGTGATGACATGGAGAAGTAATAAACGGGTTGGTATAGGTACAACAACACCCGCTTCCCATTTGGAAATTATCACAACCGGTATAGGAAATTCGGTTACAAATGGTTTACTCGTTCATAGTGAAAAGATCTCTAATGCCGCAGATGATGCAATTGTATCTATGAGAACAGATACTACAGCTTCTAACGCTTTCGCTTCGTTCATTCAAAGTGATGGTATTGCTGGTGATATGTCTGGATTTTCTATGGGTGTAACCGGGTCTTCAGGTGATTTTAGACTCACCAATAATGCATTTACTATCAATGATTCAACGACAAGTCGACTTTTTGTTGATGGTACTTCAGGTAATATCGGTATCGGTACAGATATTCCTAGAGGTAAGTTAGAGGTTACCGGTAATGTAGTTATTGGTCATAAACTTACGTTTAGTGGTGTTCTTAACGATGAGTTTGGTAATTCTTTTATTAGTGAGCGTTTATATGATTCTGATAATGGTATTTCCGAACTTGTAATTTTTAAAGGTACTGACTCCACTTCGGCAGCTGGTCCAGATAGAATTCGCCATATAGCAGCGGATCATTTATTTCAAGTATATTCAACAAATACACCTGTCAGTGGTCCACTCATTGATAGCGCTATAAGAAATGGTACAAATCTTGATAGAGCTATGTTAATTGGTAACAATGGTAAAATTTTTATGGGTACATCAAATCCGGCTCGTGAAGCAACACTCGCGGCGGGTACAACATTATTTATTAACGGTGGTTTAGAGTTCGGTGAAACACAAAAACTTAAGTTTGGTAAAATGGATGTATTTACATCTGGTGGTCTCGTAAACGTTTTTGAAGCATTGGATACATCTCCCATTTCGTTCAAACAAAACAACGTCGAATATCTTCGTTTTACACACGAAGGATTGGTTGGATTTGGTACCAGTTCACCTACATCTAATGTTCATATATACTCAAATCCTTCGGGTGATGCAGATGTACTTAAACTTCAAAACCCGGGTACTAACTCTAAGGTTGGTCTAACTCTCACAACAGACGACACCTACGGAGGATATGTAAGGGGTTTCAGTGATTCCACTCATTCCGTACATGGTACAGTCATAGGTGCTGTAAGTGGAGGCACCGAGGGTGATGGTATTCATGTAATACACACTTCAAATGTTGGTATAGGTACTGTAAATCCAAGTGAACACTTCACTGTTTACAATGGTGTGTCACGTATACAACATTCGAGTAGTAATGCCATGTTACAATTTGCGACGACCACACCAGCCTCCGCCGACCCACCCAACGCGTTAGCTCTTTCTAACATCTATGGTGATGTTTCGGGTAATATCTACGTGGATCCATACTCCAATGAGATGATTATCAATAGTAACGTTGAGATCACCGGTGACCTTGACATCGATGGTAAAATTGATTTAGGAAACCAGGTAGCTATTGGTCTAGGGGGTGTAGCAGCGTCCACGGCACTCGAGATTGGTGGTGGTATGATTTCTGGGTCAAGTAACGTTGCATGTAAGAGGTATTCACAGACGTTCACACTTGGAACAATAAAAGCAAAGATGATTCGTTTGTTATTTGATAACCCTTCATTTTATGCCAAAATTGTTTGTATGTTGAGAAAGATCGATGGCAAAAACCCGGCTGGTAGCGGTGACTCGGCTGCTACTTTTAGAGATATGAGTACAATGGTTCTGGAAGTACAAGGTGGTACACATGATTCAAGTACAAGTGCATTAGATGAAAACATCACAGTGGGTACCAAAAATCTATTTGGTGGAGATACAGATTATCCATGGAGTCCAAATATTAGCGTTGGGAAGAAGGGTATAATCATAACACCCCTAAATACAAATTCGGGTAGGATATATTCTTATGACATACATGTTGAACTAATGACTTCGCGTGGTGGGAAACTTAAAACTATCAAAAACAACGTTGGATTATGGCCCGCTAGTAACCAGAATTTGGATCTCGATAACGGTGAAGAAATAGCAACTTTTACTTATTAATTTTACTACGGGGGGAAACCCCGCGGTAGAAATAACATTTACGCCCTGATGGCGTCGGATATAGCTAATGCGATAACTCCGGCAATGAAAGCTATCACGATGTAATTTAATTCACTTTCTTCGAGACCGACCTGACTCTTTTCAGGTTGGATAACAGGATCTACCTGTTCCTTTTTTTTTGGAGGATCCAGTTCCTCCAAAGGATAGTAAGCTATCATTTATATATATTTAGAGATTAATTTCCTTCTTAGTTTTCTTTTGCCTGGTACGTCTGGTTCTTGTAGCCGCGACATGGACTTCCTTGACCTCACCCCCAGTCGAATCACCTGAGATTGAAATGATATCAGAAATGTCATCATCTTCTTCCACCTGCTCTGTGGGACTAATAGCAGTCGTATTCATTGGGGGTGCAGGTGGCATCATGATACCACCCATCAGACTGGAGATATCAATCCCTGGTCCTTGCATTTGGTAGTCACCTGTTCCACCGACAGGGGCATCCGTTGCGGGTCCTCCTGTATTTCTCGTCGTATTCTGTACTGCGCTCATCATATTCTTAACGAGATCTGGGTTTTGCTTCATCACATCGTTCATGTTTGGCATAACAGATTTAAACATACTGTTGGTGAGATGGAACATCATGGCTGAACCACCCAACATCATAATGAGCTTGATCTCTGGTGCAACTGTAATCTTAGACCTGTATTTCACATACAATTCTTCAAATACACCGTCATAATCGTCTACATTCTCCATCACAGACTCAGACCACCCCTCAAGTTGGACCTCAAAGGGATTATACCGTTTATTAAGAAACTCCAAACCAGTTACACAGGCGACCAACATTCTTCTAGAAAAGCGGACAGATTGTTCGACATCAATACTATAAGTGATACGCTTCACCTCGGATCGCAATTCATCAATATTCGAATATGCATTGAGTCGTTTATTTACGGCAAATCCCTTTTTCTCCAGGCGTCCGAGTTTATTAATAAGGTCCGCCTTTTCTTCATCGATTGAAGCATACCCTTTTGTTGGTTTATCATCTTCTTGTCCTGGGCCAGCTTCACCATAATCCTCACCATCATCGAAAAAATTAGCATCTTCATCGCCGTCACCGTAATCAATTTCTTCGTCGGGAGTAGTGTGATTTTGAACTGTTTGCTTCGTTGGATTTACAAAAGCGTCCATACTTTCCTGTTGTTGTCCCATTTGGGGTGGGGCGAATTTTGGTCTAGTTGGTCGTGGAACACGTTGGGGTCGTGGAGCAGAAATTTCGATTTCATCCATGATGGCCTGCTCGTCGGCATCTAATTTCATGACACTGGTATTTCCTCGATCGATTACTATCTCTTCGTCCATCTACTCTTTATATAGAAACTAAAAAAATTACCTTTAACGCAGTTTAAAAAAATCTTTGTAGATTATAAATGTTTACCCTTAATCGTACAAGTCGTAATGCTCTCAGTATGATCGTTATCCTTCTTCTGATAATTTCGGCCCTCGCCGCCTTCAAGTCCTCCACCACAAGCAAGTACCAACCCAGACCAATTATTACTAAGAATATCACCGACCAATCTATTTTCGATCTCCCAGTCGAATTAGAATGTACTGCTGGTTCGGGTAAAAAGGATAGCCCTTACTCAAAAGGTTTAACTCCAGGAGGTATTTGTGGCGCTCAAAAGTTAGTCGCCGCCCATGCTGGTTATGAAATTACCGACGGAATCGGTGGATCTTTAATCTAAGCTTATACTAAATGGCGCTTATTACATCCCCTAGTCAGCTCATTCCAGATCTTCAACATGAATATCACACGGTGACTATTGACACTATTGGACAGACTTCTTCCAATACGTTCACATGTCATCTCCAACAACCCTTGAAAAATGTTGTTCAAGCCAAATTAATGGCTGCTAGAATTAATACAACAGTGGCTACCAAACATTGTTACATTTCCATCGAAGAATTGGATACCATTTTTTCTGAACGTGCTTCGAACGAACCAAATGGCCAAGCTGGAGCGAGTGTTCTTCGTAATTCATTTGCTAGTATTATCGGTGACGGTACTACTGCATTTAATTTCAAAGACAACTATCCATTAGTTACTCAATACGTGAACCCAATTCGTAGCATTGATCGTTTTACCGTCAATATTCGCAACCAATCAGGTGATGGTATTGTACCATCAAGCCCAGCTAAAGATAATTTCTTAATTCTTCGTTTCGTGTGTAGAAAACCAAATTTGTAATTTTCTCTCTTTAATATAGTATACCATGTCTCCAGGCATTGTTCAATTGATTGCAGCCGGCGCCCAGGATGAATACATCGTTGGTGACCCACAGGTTTCTTTCTTTACTTCAACGTTCAAAAGACATGCTAATTTTTCACAATCCATCGAAAAGCAAACCATCTATGGAGCGGTGAAAAACAACTCGATGTCCAGTGTTCAATTCGAACGATCTGGCGACCTTCTCAGTTACGTGTATTTCACGATAGACAATAATAGCACTGCCCTCGATTCTCAACGCTGGGACAATATTATTGATAAAGTAGAACTTCTTATTGGAGGTTCTGTTATTGACACACAAGATTCTGTATTTACAGAAAACATAGCTATAGATACTTTCGCGACTAACGTTTCCAAAAGCGCTCAAGGTACACACCCGGGTGTCAGCTCTCGTTCATATTTTTACCCCCTTCGTTTCTTCTTTTGTGAAGGGCCACAGTGTGCCATCCCTCTCGTTGCCCTCAATTACCATAACGTCGAAATTCGTATTCATTGGGCTTCAACAGCTACAGATTACAATGTCGAGTGTTTCGCCAATTATTACTACTTAGATAATGAAGAACGTGGGAATATATCAGCAAGAAAACACGATCTTCTCATCACCCAGGTTCAAAAGAACATTGCATCTGGAACAAACCTTCTAGAGTTGACATTCAATCACCCCGTTAAGTACCTAGCTTCGTCTAATACATCGACTACGAGCGCTCTTACGTCACCCGCAAACAAAGTGAAACTCAATATAAACGGTACAGATCTTGCAAACTATCGTTGGAGTAAACCTCATTACATCGATGTTATGTACTACTATCACACAGGGTTCGTGGCGTCCCCCGATTTTTTCTTGTACCCATTTTGTTTATCTACGAGCTCACTTCAGCCCACGGGTACCTTGAACTTTAGTCGTTTAAGTACAGTGAAGCTCATGAGTGAAACCATGAATATAATAGATCCTATATACGCAGTAAACTACAACATATTGCGCATTGAGAATGGGATGGCGGGACTTCTTTACGCGAATTAAAATACCAATCTATATTAAATGGTCAAGAATTTGCCGACGGTAGAGAGATCTACTAAAATCAGGTTCGGTAAAAATTGTACCAATGAACAGGCAGAAAATACAATTGTGTTCAATGCGAGTGAGGTCGAACTAGAAGTAGCTACACCCGGAACTACATATTTGACACCCATTCGCATAGATCCCGTTCAAACTCCGGGTGGAGCTGCAAACGTTATGGTTTTGTCATATAATAGGGTTACTAAAGAGATTACAGATTCAAATGCAATCGCAAGTGAAATCCTAAACTTTAATCTTGCTGGTGCGACAAAAAATGGAAATACCACACCGTATACAATACGATTTGATTCGTATACCGATGCGTTTGGTACTACAGTCACAGCTAACCCTACGAGTTTTGTAACTGCAGGGGTTATTGGTATCGCGAATAGTTCACCCACGAATACAATATCCGCAGGTTCCAAGTTCCATGTAAATATTAATGCATCAAATGTACTCTCCGTTTTAGGAAATACGTATATACAAAAGAACTTGGTTGTTGATGGAGACGCGACTTTCAACGGTCTGGTCACAACTTTACACTCAAATAATACAACCATTAAGGATGCCATCATAGAAATTGGTAAAGATAACGTTAATGGGGATGCATCTTTGGATCTTGGTTTTATTATGACTCGACCAGGTTCAAGTGTGGCTATGGGATATTTAGAAAGTTCAAATGAATTTGCTATTGGATACACACACTCTAGTGCTAGCGGGCATACTATAACACCATTAACCAATCAGGATATCAACGTCCATGTGTACGGACAGATTTTCACACAATCAAATGTCGGTATCATAAACACAAGTCCTATCCATACATTGGATGTGGGTTCAAATCTCTTCGTAGATGAATTTGGCTCTAACATTTTGAATGTTACCGGTAATACAAGTATTTCTGCGGATTTGACAGTAGATGGAGATACTCTCTTTGTAGATTCTGGTGCAGATAAAGTTGGTATTAATACATTAGTACCCAATGCAGAACTTCACGTCGTAGGTAATGCGTATATAACCTCAAACTTAACGGTTGATACAAATACACTTCATGTAGATGTAGTGAGTAACCGAGTCGGTATAAATCAAAAAAATCCAACGAAGGATCTTGATGTGAATGGAACAATTGCAGCTACTCGACGTGTCGACAACTCTGGTTACGATCGAATCCTTTTGGGTACAGATACTGGAACTACAATTCACGGGACTTCAAATTCACATTTAATATCTGTGGGATATAGAGCTGGTTATGATCTTCAACAATCAAATTCGATCGCCATCGGTTATAAATCTGGGAGTGTCACACAATCCCAATCCTCTATAGCCATAGGTGAAAGATCCGGTGAAACAAATCAAGGAATTAGTTCTATAGCCATAGGTGAAAAATCTGGGTATGACGACCAAGGTACACTATCCATTGCCATCGGTCAAAATTCTGGTGGTGAAAATCAAGGGAATAACTCTATCGCCATTGGTAAAGACGCTGGTAGTCAAAACCAAGGGCAAAAATCTATCGCTATCGGTGATGGTGCGGGTAAGATGTCACAAGGTGCCGGTGCCATAGCTATAGGATACTATGCGGGGTATCCAACCGCGCAAGCAGATGGGTCAGTTATCATAAACGGTGGGACAAGTGTCGCGGGTTTCAATAATACAACGACACAAAATGCACTTTTTATAAATCCTGTACGAAATGTTAATAACTCAAACATTTTGATGTATAATGCGGGATCCAAAGAATTTACATACGGAAATACTATAAACAATAACGTTCATGTATCAAATAACTTTACTGTAGACACGGATACACTTTTTGTTGATTCAGTGAGCGACTCAGTTGGACTCGGGACGGCGACACCCGATGCCAATCTTCATGTTGTGGGTAATGTATACGTGAGTTCCAATTTAACAGTTGACTTAAATACTTTACATGTTGATGTAAACAAACACTTTGTAGGAATAGAAACAAATCATCCCGATGCAACACTTCATGTAATGGGTAATACATACATTTCTGAAGATTTAACTGTTGATACAGATACATTCCATGTTAACTCCGCAACCAATTCGGTGGGTATCAAAACTAAAACACCCCAAGCTAATCTTCATGTCGTAGGTAACGTGTATGTTTCATCAAACTTAACTGTGGATACAGACACATTCCATGTAGACTCTATAAACAACTCCGTGGGTATCGAAACTAAAAATCCTGATGCCAATCTTCATGTAGTAGGTAACGTATATGTAAGCTCCAATCTAACGGTGAATACAGATACATTCCATGTAGACTCTATAAACAACTCTGTGGGTATCGAAACTAAAAATCCTGATGCCAATCTTCATGTAGTAGGTAACGTATATGTGTCTTCCAATTTAACCGTGGATACCGATACATTCCATGTAGACTCTATAAACAACTCGGTGGGTATCGAAACTAAAAATCCTGATGCCAATCTTCATGTAGTAGGTAACGTATATGTATCTTCAAATCTAACCGTGGATACCAATACACTTCATGTAGATGTTGAATCAGATCATGTGGGTATTAACACGGTGAATCCTGTCGCCGAACTTCACGTCGTGGGTAATGCATACGTATCATCAAATGTAACAATCGCTGATACAACAACAACCACTTCCAAAACAACTGGTGCCGTTAAAATTACTGGTGGTCTAGGTGTAGGTGGAAATATTCACGCGACTCATGTAAATTTTGAAGATGTTGTGGCCGATAGTATAGTTGTTGAAGACACGACTGTATCATCTTCTAAGACAACCGGTGCTGTTAAAATTGCTGGTGGTCTAGGTGTATCTGGTGCTTTATTTGGATCCACTGCTGAATTGGATGGTATAACTAAGGTAACTAATAGCACAGCCTCTTCGGCTAAAACGAATGGTGCCCTAATTGTTACCGGTGGTCTAGGTGTCACTGGGGCTATCTATGGGTCATCAGCTGGACTCGAGAGTCTTTATGTTACCAATACAACTGCGTCAACATCTAAAACCAGTGGCGCCAGCCGTGTAGCTGGTGGTCTAGGTGTGGCTGGTGATATTCATGCTACACATGTAAACTTCGAAGATGTAACCGCCGATAGTGTCACAGTCGAAGATACAACTTTATCCACCTCTAAAACCACTGGTGCAGTTATTATCGCTGGTGGTCTCGGTGTAGCCGACAATGTCTACGCCTCTAGATTTGTTGGAGATGGTGGACTACTTTCAAATATCGCGACAACGCTACAAGCTATAACTGAAAACGGAAATACAACATCAAACATAGTTCAGTTCACTGGTGTGGGTACAAGTGTTGTAGCACACTCTAATGTTGGTGTAGCTAATGCAGTACCGGGTCACACCTTAAGTGTTGGTACACACCTCTATGTCGACGAAAATGGCCCAAATACATTAGTTCTTATAGGTAATACATCTGTGAGTGCAAATATTAGCGTAGGTGGTGACATCTCAATTGCAGGACTCAGTGTAAACAAATTCCCAATTGTAGGGTCTACCAAATTCCTTGAAGATTCTATTATAACTAAAACTGGGAGTGACATTATTATTTCTGGTGGTCTTCAAGTTACCGGTGATATAATCCAAAATGGTACCATATTTGTTGTAAATTCGGAGAATACTGTAATCCAAGATCGCATATTGACTCTCGCAAACAATAATACCCAAAGTGCTCTCGATGTTGGTATCATCATGGAGTACCCCGGACATAACATTGCTATTGCCCACCATGGCAATGAAGCAGTCAAACGATTGTCAATTGGATATACACAAAATAAGTATACAGCTACACAAATTGACCCAGATAGTAACAATATAACCCTAGATGTATTAGGGAACCTCCAAGTTCAAAATAATTTCACTGTCGATACCACACTATTCCATGCAAATTGTATAACGAATCGCGTCGGTGTACTCACAACTAATCCTGGATATACATTTGATGTTCATGGGGACTCGAATGCTTCTGCCGCGAGATCTATAACATCTATAGTAACAAGTGGTACGAATGCAACTAATAAAACATCTGGTGCCGTTACAGTGATAGGTGGTATTGGGGTGGGTGGTGACATTCACGCAACAGATGTGAACTTTGAAGCTGCTACATTAGATAGTGCGCTCATTCAAAATACTACAGCTGCGACCAACAAGACCTCGGGTGCGCTCATAGTAGGTGGTGGTGTGGGTATAACTGGTGCTCTATTCGGATCTACCGCTGAACTCGACGGTATTACCAAGGTGACTAATAGCACCGCTTCTTCAGCTAAGGCAAATGGTGCCCTAATTGTTACTGGTGGTCTAGGTGTCACTGGTGCTATCTACGGAAGCACGGTAAACTTCGAGGCTGCCGAGGTGGATAGTCTAACTGTGACCGATACAACTATTTCCACCTCTACCTCGACGGGTGCAGCTAAGGTTGCTGGTGGTCTAGGTGTCACGGGGAATGTGTACGCAGCACAATATTACGGGGATGGGAGTACCCTCACAGGTCTTGTAACAACTTTTGGGGCAGTTGTAGCAAATGGTAACACAACCTCAAACACAGTCCAATTTACAAACACTAATACAGGTATAATAACGAGTGGTAAAATAGGTGTTAAAACGGCTGCACCCACGTATGATCTCCAAGTAACTGGGAACGCATACGTTTCTTCAAATGTCACTGTGGATACAAACACATTCCACGTAGACGCGGTCAACAATAAGGTTGGTGTTGGTACAACCACACCAGAAAAAACCCTTCATGTCCAAGGTGACATTAAGTTTAATGGAACTTTATTCGACACTAATGGAGAATTCGTAACTTCTCCTTGGGTCACTACGGGTACTCATATCTACTATAACGTGGGGAACGTCGGTTTCGGTACAAACGCCAATATTGGCGCAAACGTTCACGTAAATGGGAATGTGTACGCAACAGCGAACGTAATCGCAGGGTTTGATACTGATACGACATCTTGCTTTGGGAGAGCTGCGTTGGGTTATGCGGGTGAGAGCGACCATGCGTCATTCGCACATGTGGATAAAAATACAACTGCAAACTACGCTCTTAAACAAACAGCCGCTGGGGTTACACACCTGAATACACCAGCTTCTCAACACATTCGTTTCTCTGTTGCTGGAACTGAGAAGGCTCGCCTAACAGGGACGGGTGACCTAAAAGTCGGTTCTAACTTTCTCTATGTTGACGCATCAGAAGCGAGTGTTGGTTTAGGAACCGCGACACCAAATTCCAATCTTCATGTCGTTGGGAATGCATTCGTGTCATCGAACCTGACAGTATC